GTGGCGACTCTCATCAAGGTCTCCGAGGAGCTTCTCAACGACTCCGCCTTCGACCTAGAGAGCTACTTCACCACCGAGTTTGCCCGTCGTATTGGCGACAAGGAAGAGGACGCTTTCCTCAACGGTAACGGCACCGGCAAGCCTACCGGCATTCTGGATGCCACCTCCGGCGCACCCGTGGGTGTTACTGCTGCTGGGGCGACTGCCATCACCGCTGATGAGATCATCACGCTCTACTACTCCCTCGGCGCGCCTTACCGCAAGAACGCCATCTGGGTTCTGTCTGACGCCACCATCGCGGTCATCCGCAAGCTGAAGGACGGCAACGGTCAGTACCTCTGGCAGCCCGCGCTGCACGAGGGTCAGTTCGACACGCTGCTCGGTAAGAAAATCTTCACCTCTCCGTATATGCCCACGATGGCGGCCGGGAATAAGTCCGTGCTGTTCGGCGACCTCCAGTTCTACTGGATCGGCGACCGTCAGGGCGTCACCTTCCGCCGCCTGAACGAGCGCTACGCAGAGACCGGGCAGGTCGGCTTCCTCGCTTCCAAGCGCGTGGACGGCAAGCTCATTCTGCCGGAGGCTATCAAGGTACTCCAGCAGCACGCCTAAGGAGGGCTGACCTATGAGCGAGTATAACGCAAAGAACTACACCGAACAGGGCGGCGAAAAGACCGTCATCGGCGGTACGCTGGAGATCAAGGAGGGAGCCTCGGTAACGGGGCTTCCTTCTGATTTTTCCCCCGCCGCAAATCAGGCGGACAGCACTGCCACCACCATCGCACTGCTGAAGGACGACTTCAACGCTCTTCTGGCAAAGCTGAAGACCGCCGGTCTGATGGAAGCCGACGCGGTAACTGAGTAAAGGAGGTAGCGGTGATGACTACGCTGCTTGAAAAAGTCAAAGCAAATCTCATCCTTGAACACGATGCCCACGACGAGCTTCTGGGGCTGTACATCACCGCCGCCACCCGCTACGCCGAGAGCTACCAGCACAGGGCGGAGAATTACTACAGCACCAACGCCATGCCGTCCACTACCGAACAGGCCGTCATCATGCTGTCGTCCCACTTCTACGAGTCCCGGGACGGCAGCACGGGCGGCTTCTTTTCGGATAACGTGCAAGCCGGGCAGCAGGTCTGGAACACGGTCAATCTGCTCCTGCGGCTCGATCGGGAATGGAAGGTGTGAGCATGAGCTTTGGAAAGATGAATACCACAATCGACATCGTGCTTTCTACGACCGCAAAGGACGCGGAGGGCTTCAGCACCGGCGCAGACCTTGTGCTGGCAACGGTACAGGCTTATCGGGAAGGTCGGCATGGCAACGAGAAATGGGCAAATCGCGCTCAGTTCTCGGAGGCCACCGACCTTTTCCGTTTCCGCGTCATCCCCGGCGTCACCGTCACCACCGCTATGGTGGTCATAAACGACGGTGGGCGCTTTGAGATCACTTCCGTCGAGGACGTGAAAGGACGCGGTATGTATATCGAGGTGCTGGCGAAGGAGGTGAAGCCCAGTGGCTAAAGCAAGTTTCAAGCTGCCGGAGGACTTCCTTCTGAAGCTCTCCAAGCTGGGAGATAAGACCGACGAAATCATTCCGAAGGTGCTGGAGGCCGGAGGCGAGGTCGTGGAGACAAGGGCCAAATCCAATCTGCAAGCTGTCATTGGCAGCGGCACAAAGGGAGAAAGCCGCACCACCGGCGAGCTGGTTGGCGCTCTGGGCGTTTCACCCGCCAAGCAGGATAAGGACGGCAACTTCAATGTGAAGGTCGGCTTCGCGGACGGACGCTCGGACGGGCGCTCCAACTCCATGATCGCAGGTGTTCTGGAGTACGGCAAGCACGGTCAACCGGCGAAACCGTTTCTGAAGCCCGCCAAATCCTCCAGCAAGAACGCCTGCATCGACGCCATGAAAGCCGCCTTTGAACAGGAGGTGGAGCATATATGAGCCTGCTCACAGAGCTAAACACGCTGCTCTCTCTGCTCATCCCCATCGAAACAGGCGTGTTCTCCGACACCGCGCCCGACTGCTATATGGTCATCACGCCAATTGTGGAGACCTTCGAGCTTTACGCCGACGACAAGCCACATCATGAGGTGCAGGAGGCGCGGCTCTCCTTGTTCGACAAGGGCAGTTACACTGCAATCAAAAATACCATCGTCCGGGCGCTGCTTGCTGCGGACATCACCATAACCGACCGCCGGTATGTCGGTCACGAGGACGCTACCGGCTATCACCACTTCGCCATTGACGTGGCGAAGGACTATTCATACGAAATGGAGGAATGACCTATGGCAACCATCGGTCTTGACAGACTGTTTTATGCGCCCATCACCGAAGCCAGCGATGGCTCGGAGACCTACGGGATCCCCGCTTCTCTTGCCAAAGCCATCTCTGCGGAGCTGTCCGTGGAGGTAAATGAGGCAACGCTCTATGCCGATGACGGTGTGGCGGAGGCCGTGAAGGAGTTCAAGTCCGGCACTCTGACGCTGGGCATTGATGACATCGGTACCTCCGCCGCCAACGCGCTCACGGGAGCGCAGATCGACAGTAATCACGTTCTTATCTCGGCATCCGAGAACGGTGGCATCCCTGTGGCTATCGGTTTCCGGGCACGGAAGTCCAACGGCAAATACAAGTATTTCTGGCTTTACCGCGTCATCTTCGGTATCCCGGCGACCAACCTCGCTACCAAGGGCGACAGCATCACCTTTTCCACGCCCACCATCGAAGGCACCATCTACCGCCGCAATAAGTTGGACGGACAGGATAAGCACCCGTGGAAGGCTGAAGCCAACGAGGGCGACGCCAGTCTGCCCGGAAGCGTACTCACCGGCTGGTTTGATGAGGTGTATGAGCCAACCTTCAATCCCGCCAGCGCCAATCTATCCGCGCTGACCCTCGGCTCTCTCACGCTCACGCCTGCCTTTAGCGGCAGCACCACATCATACACGGCGGCTACCACGAACGCTACCAACACCGTGACTGCTACCGCTGTGGACGGAAACGCCACCATTGCTATCACCAATGGAAGTACGCCCGTGACCAACGGTCAGTCCGCGACATGGGCAGAGGGTGCGAATACGCTGACCATCGTGGTGACCAGCGGCGCTCTGACCAAGACCTACACGGTCACGGTCACGAAATCCTAAGGAGGGCGACTAAATGGCTAATGACAGAAGCGCCGCTGTGACTATCGGCGGCAAGAATTACGAGATGATCCTCACCACCCGCGCCACGAAGGAGATCGCCAAGCGTTACGGCGGCCTTGCCAATCTGGGCGAAAAGCTCATGAAGAGCGAGAATTTCGAGATGGCGCTTGACGAGGTGGTGTGGCTCATCACTCTTTTGGCAAACCAGAGCGTCCTCGTCCACAACCTCCAAAACCCTGAGGACAAGCGTGAGCTGCTGACGGAAGAGGCTGTGGAGCTGCTCACCTCGCCGCTGGAGCTTGCCACCTACAAGGAATCCATCATGGAGGCCATGTTCAAGGGAGCCAAGCGCGAGGTCGAAAGCGAGGATGACTCAAAAAACGCGGCGGTCGGGTAAGCGACGAGGAGTTGTTTGCCCGACTTATCTTTTATGGCGTTTCTCTGCTCCACAGGTCAGAGCAGGAGGTCTGGCTCATGCCGCTGGGTCACCTGCTCGACCAGTGGGAGTGCTATAAGCAGTTTAACAGCATGACAAAAGCAACACGGGAGCATTACATCGACGAAATAATCCCTACGGGCATCTGAGGAGGTGGTAAGTTATGGCAGATAATTTTGGCTTAAAAATCGGCGTTGAGGGCGAAAAGGAATTCAAAAAAGCTCTCGCTGACATCAACCAGTCGTTCAAAGTTCTCGGCAGTGAAATGAAACTTGCCACCTCGCAGTTCGACAAGAATGAATCCAGCGTGGAATCTCTCACTGCAAAAAATGAAGTCCTTACCAAGCAGATCGACGCGCAGAAAGGTAAAATTGAGACTCTACGTTCCGCTCTCCAGAACGCCTCGGACTCCTTCGGTGAGAACGACCGCCGCACCCAGCAGTGGGTCGTGGCGCTCAACAACGCCGAAGCCGAACTTAACGGCATGGAGCGTGAGCTGAAGGACAACGAGCAGGCCATCGACAAAATGGGCGATGAGTCTGCGGACGCTGCCAAACAGACGGACAAGCTGGGTGACGAGATCGAGGACACCGCAAAAGAAGCGGATGCCTCCGGCGGCAAGTTTGAGAAACTCGGCTCTATTGTCAAGGGTGTGGGCGTTGCTATGGGTGCTGCTCTTGCTGCTATTGGCACGGCGGCTATCGCGGCAGGAAAAGCCCTTGTGGATATGACCGTGGAAGCCGCCGCTTATGCCGACGATATGCTCACACAGTCCACCGTCACGGGCATGAGCGTGGAGAGCCTACAAGCGTACTCCTACGCCGCCGACCTCGTTGACGTGTCGCTGGACACGCTCACTGGGTCTATGGCAAAAAACGTCAAGTCCATGTCCAATGCGGCTCAAGGCTCCGCGAAGTATGCGGATGCTTATGCCCAGCTTGGAGTTGCAGTCACCAATACGGACGGCTCTATGCGTGACAGCGAGGAGGTCTATTGGGAGTGCATCGACGCTCTCGGTAACATCTCCAACGAAACAGAACGCGACGCTCTCGCCATGCAGCTTTTCGGCAAGTCGGCGCAGGACTTGAATCCCCTTATCGCACAAGGCAGCGAGGGCATCGCGGCTCTGACCGATGAAGCACACCGCATGGGCGCTGTTCTCTCTGAGGAGAGCATTGCCAAGCTCGGCGCTTTCGACAATTCCGTGCAACGGCTCAAACAGGGGTCTGCGGCGGCAAAGCGCGTCATGGGTACTGTGCTTCTGCCGCAGCTCCAAGACCTCGCCGACGACGGCGTATCCCTGCTCGGTGAGTTCACCTCCGGGCTTGTGGAGGCCGGGGACGACTTTGGAAAAATCAGCGAGGTCATCGGCAATACCGTCGGCGGTCTTGCGGACATGATAATGGAGCATATGCCGAAAATCATTCAGGTCGGAATGGACATCGTCATGGCTATCGGGAACGCCATTATTGAGAATCTGCCAACGCTGGTTGAATGCGCGTCCACAGTTATTATGACATTTCTCGAAGGGCTGATTGAGGCACTGCCGTCCATCACGGAGGGTGCGCTTCAGCTTGTGCTGACGCTGGTGCAGGGCATCATCGACAACCTCCCCGCCATTATTGAAGCGGCGATACAGATGATCGTTACGCTGGCGACCGGGCTTGCGGAGGCTCTCCCGGAGCTGGTGCCGTCCATCGTGGAGGCAATCATCCTCATCTGCCAGACGCTCATCGACAATCTCGACCTCATTCTGGACGCCGCGTTTCAAATCATCGCGGGTCTGGCACAGGGCATTTTGAACGCGCTCCCGAAGCTCATTGAGGCTCTGCCTCAGATCATCACGACCATTATCAACTTCATCACCAGCAACCTACCGAAGATTATTGAGATGGGCATCAAGCTCATCGTTCAGCTTGCGGTAGGGCTGGTGAATGCCATCCCGCAGCTCGCCGCCGCCATTCCGCAAATCATCGCGGCGCTGGTGCAGGGGCTTGGACAGGCGGTCGGTGCTGTGGTCAACATTGGCAAGAATATCGTGCAAGGCTTGTGGCAGGGCATCCAGTCGCTGGCGTCGTGGATTTCCTCCAAGGTATCCAGCTTCTTCTCCGGCATCGTCAACGGCGCAAAGCGTCTGCTGGGTATCCGTTCCCCGTCTAAGGTCTTTGCCGGTATCGGTGAGAACATGGGCGCGGGTATCGGCGTGGGCTTCACCGACGCCATGAGCGGAGTCGAAAAGGACATGGAGAAAGCAATCCCCACCGACTTCGACCTCGACATGAACGGCGCAGTCACGGGCGTGAACGGCATGACGGCGACCGCACAGGCGTTCAATGTCACCATCCCGCTGACGCTGGACGGGGCTACGCTCACCCGTATTATTTCTCAAATCCAATGGAGCCAGAACGCGGTCACCGTCCGCAATCTCGGCGTCGTGTAAGGAGGTGGAGTTATGGCTACAGGCTGGTATGACATCAGCGCAAGAGCATTTAATGGCGACTACAGCGGGTATATCCGTTTCGCAAATCAGTTGTTCAGGAACGATGGTGAGATAACCTCATCGACCAGCAACGCCATGCGCGTCTTTGATATCAGCGAGAATTCGCAGTACCGCGTTACGATGCAGATGCGGAACCGTTTCCGCTTGGGCTGTATTCCAACGCTTACCACCGGGCAGACAGTTATCAACTATGTCTTCGACCCGCTTGACAACAACGACGCCACCGACCAGGGCGGTGCTGTTCGGTCGCTTGAGATAAGCTCCGAGGCCGGGCAGCTATTTCTTGTAGTTGGCGCATGGTCGTCCGGCGCGAGTGCAACCCTAATCGACACCCTCAATACCATCGTGGTGGAGCAATGGCTGACCTACTTCACCGTGACCTTCCAAGATTGGGACGGCACGCTGCTCAAAACCGAGACGGTAATCGAGCATGAAGCGGCGACGCCTCCTGCAAACCCCATCCGCGCCGGATATATCTTCACGGGCTGGGACGTGGCCTTTGACGATGTGACCGAGGACTTAACCGTGACAGCGCAGTACCGCACCATCGGTACTTACTCTGTCACCTTCAAGAACTACGACGACACGACGCTCAAGACCGAATACGTTCTTGAGGGCGGGGTCGCAACGCCTCCCGCAGTTCCCGACCACGAAGGCTACGACCATTCCGGCTGGGACGTTCCCTTTGATAACGTCCTCGCAGATATTATTACCACAGCGCAGTTCACGCCGAAGGTCTATCACACCGTGCGCTTTCTCGATTGGGACGAGGATGTTCTTAAGACGGAGCTGGTGGAGCATGGCTACCCGGCAACAGCGCCGGAATCTCCCGTCCGTGCCGGATACCGCTTCGCTGGCTGGGACTCGCCGGGAACGGAGATACTCTCAGACCTCGACATCCACGCGCTGTATGAACAAATCATTTACTACACCGTCCGCTTCCTCGACTGGAATGAGGCAGTTTTGAAAACGGAGGTCGTTGAGCAGGGCGGCACGGCGACGCCTCCGGCAAACCCTACTCGCTCCGGCTACACCTTCACGGACTGGCTCCCGTCTGTGTTCACGAATATCTCCGCAGACACGGATTTCACAGCGCAGTATGAGATCATCATCGTGTATCACACCGTCCGCTTCTACTCTGACGGAGCATTGCTCACAGCCATGCAGGTCGTGGACGGCGAGACCGCTATACCGCCGCTGCCACCCAAGAAAACAGATTATATCTTCGACCATTGGGATGCGGACTTTTTCCATGTGACGGCGGACATGAACGTCAACGCCGTGTACCGCGCCGCGCTCGACCATACGGTCATCCTCATTTACAGCGCGTCCGGCATTCTTCTGCAAACGATAGACCGGGTGCTTTCGGCAACTCTGCGGGACAGCCTCGATGGGGAGCTGACCTTTGACTTCTCGACCCTTGCCGCCCGTGGTCAGAGCGTCATGCCCGGCTGTGTGGCGGAGTACGAAGGGTGCTTCTTCAACATCGTGCGGGTGGCAAAAAGCATCTCCTCCGGCATGATGGTGACCGCCGTTTCGTGTGAGCATATCTCTTATGTGCTGAACGACGACCGCTACAAGATAGAGAGCTTCGACTTCACGGGCGACTCGTCCGTCGGTATGGCACAGCTTCTACTTGGTACGCAGTTCGCGCCCGGTATCATCGAATACTCCGGCTCGGTCACTATGAAGATAAACACACCCGTGACCCGCAGGGCCGCGCTCATGCAGTTCATCGCCATCATGGGCGGTGAGATCGAGTACGACGGGCATCTCATCAATGTGAAAACACATCGCGGCAGTACCGTTACCAAGCAGCTTCTGGAAACGAAGAACGTCACCGACGTCAGCGTGACCTATGAGGGCAGAGCGTCCTCGGCAAGCTACGAGGTAGCGTTTCACAAGGTGGCGGACTTTGCCGTGGGCGACGAGGTGCATATCGTATTCTCTCCGCTGGGCGTGAATACTTCGACCCGCATCATCGCTATGGAGTACAACCCCTTCTACCGCTACAGCATCCGTGTAGAGGTTGGCGACTACAAGCCCACCATCAATGACAGCCTCTACCGCATCGAGAAAAGCACCTCCGACAACAGCGACGATATGTCTGAGATTTGGAACACCTTCGATGATTTCTCCTCGGATTTTGACAGCTTCGAGGCGGACTACGGCAACTTCATGGATACCTACAAGGAAGTCCAGAACATCGCGGTCGGCGCTTCCTCCTTCACCGTGACCTATTCAGACGGCTCGATGGCGACCTTCAACTACTCCGTGGACAGGAGCGGTCGCATGACGGGCATAACGAGGGTGGTGTGAGCATGGCCTACAGTCAATCCTTCAACACACCGCTCGTCGTGTTCACGTCTTATAACGGCGACATGGTTTCTGACATCCCACTTCTCACGTGGACAAGGAAACCCGCCACGGCGCTGGGGCTACCCTCCGGCACGAGCAATGCGTATGTTTACAGCAACGGTACGTCGTTCCTCGCGGAAGGGTATGCCAACTCCACGGGCAACTTCGCCTACTACGACCCGGCTACGAAAACATGGATACCGTCCTTCACCACGAAAGCGGATGTACAGTACCAGGGGAACGGCGTGTATCTGTTCGTGAACGGCGCTTCGGTCTACTCGTCATTCAATGGGCAGACGCTGAACTACGCAGGGTATCTTCCCGGTCTCGGCAATCCCGTCATGTGCGGGGCGAGTAACGGTACGTATGGCGTTCTCTCCGCATGGTGGGTACACAGCCCCATGTACGCAAAAGGTAATGTCGGCTCGTCCGGCGCATGGACGCTGACAGGCGACTTCTACGAGGACGGGATGTGTTGCTTTACTGACATGACCTGCCACAACGGAATGTATATCGGCATCGCATCGGAAACCATCCGTGATTCCGGCAAGGGCGGCATTCAGATCAGCTCCAACGGTTACCGTTGGTCGAGGACGATAGAATACCCTTACGGACACACCGACAAATTTCCTATCGGATTTGGCAACGTTCGCTCCATTGGTGGCAGGCTGTTTTTGATGAACAGTTGTTATATCAGTTCCTACAACTATGTGCATCAACTCTGTGTGATGAACAGCAACGCCCGGAGCTACTCCATCGTCAAGCAGGCGACCTCGTCCATCCCGTCGCTGTACGCAATGGTCTATGTGGAGAAGCTGGGACAGTTCCTCCACTTCGGAGACAACGTCATCTACGCTTCGCCGGATGGGTTTCAATGGAAGGCCGTGCAGCAGACAAACTTCGGCGGCACGAAATCCAACGCCATCTATATCCCCGGCGACGGCTTCTATGTGACCACCAGTGGGTCGTGGGGGTCAAACAGTATTCTGTATTGCGCTTACCCGTAATGGGTGGGCGCTATTTTTATGAAATGAAAGAGAGGTTTTATCATGAAAGAATTTTGGAGTACGATTCAGCTCGTTCTTGCCGCTATCGGCGGTTGGCTGGGCTGGTTCCTGGGAGGGTGCGATGGCTTGCTCTACGCGCTTATTGCTTTTGTGGTCGTGGACTACATCACGGGCATCATGTGCGCCGTAGTGGACAAGAAGCTCTCCAGCGCGGTCGGCTTCAGGGGCATCTTCAAAAAGGTGCTCATCTTCACGCTGGTGGGCATCGCTAACATCCTCGACGTGAATGTGATCGGAAGCGGCAGCGTACTGAGAACGGCGATCATCTTTTTCTACATCTCCAATGAGGGCGTGTCGCTCTTGGAGAACGCCGGACATCTGGGATTGCCCATTCCGGCAAAACTAAAAGCGGTTCTGGAACAGCTCCACGATCGCGCTGAGAAGGAGGACACAAAATGAATCTGCACAAGCTCATTTTCACCGAGAACGACTGCTACAAGGCGGGTAAAACCATTGTGCCGAAGGGCATCATGGTACACAGCACCGGCGCGAACAACCCGAATCTCAAACGCTACATCGGTCCCGATGACGGTCTGCTGGGCGTAAATCAATACGGAAATCACTGGAACGTCGAGCGTCCGGGCGGTCGGCAGGTCTGCGTTCACGCTTTCATCGGCAAGCTGAAGGACGGTACTATCGCCACCTACCAGACGCTGCCGTGGAATATGCGAGGCTGGCATGGCGGCGGCAGCTCCAACGATACCCACATCGGCTTCGAGATATGCGAGGACGGACTTTCCGACCCCGCATATTTTTCTGCCGTATATAAGGAAGCGGTCGAGCTGTGCGTCTATCTCTGTAAGCAGTACGGTCTGACCGAGAAGAACATCATCTGCCACTGCGAAGGCTGCAAGCTCGGCATCGCCAGCAATCACGGTGACGTCATGCATTGGTTCCCGAAGCATGGCAAGAACATGGACACCTTTCGCGCCGATGTGAAGGCTGGGCTCTCTGCGGAAACGCCTACGCCGCTAACACCAACCACTCCGAAGAAGTATTACCGCGTCCAGCTTGGCGCGTTCTCAGTCAAGGCAAACGCCGACACCATGCTCAAAAAGATCAAGGCGGCTGGCTTCACCGATGCGTTCATCAAGTACAGCGAATAATTTAAGAGCGCAAGGGCGCAAACATGTGTGCCACTTTGCGCTCTTGCTTTTATGGCCATTGGAGGTTAGCCCCTCTGATGGCCATTATTTTTTTGCTCTTTTTTCGTCAAAACGGATTGCTGATGTCCAGCGAGTTTTGAGGATGGGTTCCTCAGAACGGAGGACAAGGCTATGACAACCGAACAGAAAGACAGAATTGCCGAAATGCGGAGACAAGGCTGTACCTATGCGAAGATCGCTGAAACGCTCTCTATTTCGGAGAACACAATAAAAACTTACTGCCGCAGGACTCGGCTTAACGAAGATAATTTGAAGGCCGCTCTTGTATGTAAGCTGTGCGGTAATCCCATCGAGGTAAAGGACAAACACAGGGCACGTCAGTTCTGCTCGGACAAGTGCCGCGCGGCATGGTGGTATGCCAACCGTGGCAACAAGCCCAGAACGGAATACCATCTGACCTGCGCGAACTGCGGTAAGCCATTTGTGAGCGCGGGGAACAAGGCACGGAAGTATTGCTCTCATAAGTGTTATATTGCTGCTCGATTCGGAGATGGCGGCCATGAATGACCTTGTCCTTGGATATAAATCCGCTATGGCGCAAGCGCGTCGAATGCTCTCGGCGAGCATCATCACCGAGGCTGAGTACGCCATAATTGATACAATGATGGCCGAGAAATACGGCTTATCCTCGTGTAGTTTATTCCGGGAAAATGACTTGCTACATAGTAGTATCAGAGGTAATATGTCACACTACGAGGGGGTGACAATATGCCAAAAACAATAAAAAAGGTGGCGCATCCGCCGAAGCTGGAGCGAAAAAAGCGCGTCGCTGCCTATGCCCGCGTATCCAGCGGCAAGGACGCAATGCTGCACTCGCTCTCATCGCAGGTCGCGTATTATAGCTCATTGATACAGAAGCACGGCGACTGGGAATACGCCGGTGTGTACGCTGATGAGGCGATGACCGGCACCAAGGAATGCCGCGACGAGTTTCAAAGGCTGCTTGCTGACTGCCGCACCGGACGCATTGATCTGATACTTACCAAGTCCATCTCCCGCTTCGCTCGAAACACGGTTACTCTGCTGGAAACTGTGCGTGAGCTGAAACTGCTGGAGGTGGACGTTTTTTTTGAGGAACAGAACATCCACACCATAAGCGCCGAGGGCGAGCTGATGATGACTATTCTCGCGTCCTACGCGCAGGAGGAAAGTCTATCCGCAAGCGAAAATCAGAAATGGCGCATCAAGCGAAACTTCGAGGCCGGAAAACCGTGGGACTGCACGATTCTTGGATACCGGGCAAAGGATGGGGTTTTCGAGATCGTGCCGGAAGAAGCGGAAACAGTGCGGCGTGTTTTTAAGTGGTATCTTGAGGGGCTGGGCAGACAGGCGATCGCCAATCGGCTCAACGAGCTTGGCATTCCTACGCGATTAGAAAAGACATGGCACCAGGGTACCATCAGCAAGATGCTCCGAAATGAGATATACGCCGGTGACCTGCTATTGCAAAAGACTTTCCGCACCGACCATCTGACGAAGCAGACGAGGATAAACCACGGCGAGCTTCCCATGTACCATGTTCAGGATGCACATGAACCTATCATTGACCGGGTGACCTTTGAGGCGGTGCAGCAGGAGCTTGCCAGACGAGCAGATAGCGTTCAGGTAAAGCCCGGCACGGCTACGGCGTTCACCGGCAAAATACGCTGCGGCATCTGCGGGAAGAATTACCGCCGCAAGACTACGCGTACCGGTATCACGTGGGCCTGCGCCACCTACAACACCAATGGAAAAAAATACTGTGCTTCCAAGCAGATACCGGAAGAAACGCTGAAATCCGTGACCGCCGAGGCGCTCGGCTGCGATTTCTTCGACGAGGACGCATTTGCAGAGCGTATTACCTTTATAACCGCGCTGCCTAACAACACGCTTGAGTTTAGCTTTACGGATGGGCATTCGGGAAAAGCCGTATGGCAAGACCGCTCACGCTCCGAGAGCTGGACGGAGGAAATGCGGCAGGATGCGGCAGAGAAAACGAGGAAAAGGAGTGAAAAGAAATGCCAAGAGCAGTAACAATGATACCCGCCACCAAGAACCGCTTCACAGCTCTGCCGACGGCTTCGGTGGCAAGACGCAAGGTGGCTGGCTACGCCCGTGTGTCTACGGACAGTGAGGAACAGCAGACCAGCTATGAGGCGCAGGTAGACTACTACACCCAGTACATTCAATCTCGCGAGGATTGGGAGTTTGTCGGGGTTTATACCGATGAGGGAATTTCGGCAACTAACACGAAGCACCGCGACGGCTTTAAGCAGATGGTCAAGGACGCGCTTGCTGGAAAGATCGACCTCATCGTCACAAAATCGGTCAGCCGGTTTGCCCGCAACACCGTAGACAGCCTCACGACCGTCCGCAAGCTCAAGGAGCACGGCACAGAGATTTATTTTGAAAAGGAAAACATTTTTACCTTTGACAGCAAGGGCGAACTGCTAATCACAATCATGTCATCGTTGGCACAGGAGGAAAGCCGGAGCATTTCGGAGAACGTCACATGGGGCCAGCGAAAGCGGTTTGCTGACGGCAAGGTCAGTATGCCGTATAAGCAGTTCCTCGGCTACGAAAAGGGAGAGGACGGTACGCCCGTGATAAATGAAGAAGAAGCCGCCATTGTTCGACTCATCTACAGGTTGTTCCTTGATGGTAAAACGCCTGCCGGTATCTGCCGGTACTTGGAGCAGCAAGGCATCCCGACGCCGTCCGGCAAGCAGAAATGGAGTCAGACCACAGTGGACAGTATGCTCTCAAACGAGAAATACAAGGGTGACGCGCTCCTGCAGAAGAAGTTCACAACCGACTTTCTCACAAAAAAGATGAAGGTCAACGAGGGCGAGGTGCCACAGTATTACGTGGAAAAAAGCCATGCCGCCATCATTGAGCCGCTGGAATGGGACATGGTGCAGACGGAAATTGCTCGGCGCAGGTCGCTCGGCAGAGCATACAGCGGCAACAGCGTGTTCTCGTCTAAGCTGGTATGCGGCGATTGCGGCGGCTTCTTCGGTCAAAAGGTATGGCATTCCAATGACCCATATCGCAAGTTGATATGGCGTTGCAACAGCAAGTTCAAGGGCGAGGCAAAATGTACCACGCCTCATCTGAACACGGAAACCATACAGCAAAAATTCCTGATAGCCTACAATCGCTTGATGGCAGACCGCGATAGCGTCGTCAGCGATTGCATTCTGATGAGGCAGGTGCTTTCGGACTGCACAACACTGGACGCAGAGCTCGATAGTCTGAACGAGGAAATCGCGGTGGTGTCGGAGCTGGTCAAGACCTGCGTTAGGGAGAACGCGACCTCAGTACAGTCGCAGAAAGAATACACCAAGAAGTATAACGGGCTGCTTGCCCGCTATGAGAAAGCGACGGCACGGCTTGCGGAGGTAACCGCAGAAAAAGAACGGAAGCATGACCAAAACCGGGAACTTCGGCTTTTCATTGAAGCATTAAAGATACAGCCGCTCGTCCTCGAAGAATGGGACGAAAGGCTGTGGATAGCAATAGTTGATCTGGCGACGGTATTCCGGGATGGCAAGATAGTGTTCAAGTTTAAAAGCGGCAGAGAGATCGAGGTGGATCGTTGAGTGCTCCACCTTCTTTTTTGCCCTCTGAACCAATCGCAAACGCGGGTATGAAACTATTTTTAAGGGTAAATGAAACTATGGGGAAAAGTGAAACTATTTCGGGTAATCGCAAGCGCGGGTATAGAGGACAGTGACGCTTCGGTGAAAAGCGCCGGTGTACAGCGATCAAACAGCAAAGCCGAAAACACAGAAAAGTGCCGAAAGCGCCTTGTTTACTGGCTTTTTGGGCATAGAATAAGAACGCTAACCTCGATACTTACCGTATCAAAATTAGCATTCTTATATGGTCGAGGTGACAGGACTTGAACCTGCGGCTTCTTGCTCCCAAAGCAAGCGCGCTCCCAACTGCGCCACACCTCGTGAGTTCTATTCTAAGCAGAAGCACCTGGGTCGTCAAACGTTGTTTTGTACTGTATTGTGGGTGTTTTATGATAAAATGCTATTCAATTGAATGGCTGTCCGCATACAAAATCTTCTTGTCTGAAAGGTTGATTTTATGTTTCTTGAAGAGCTCAAAACCATTAATTTCTTCAACATCGATGAAGACGATCCGTTTTATGAATTTTTTTCTGATGCGGAGTTTCCATGGCAATTGCTGGGAAGGATTTCCCAGTTCATTAAAGCGGTAGGGGCCGCCTTAACGCCGGAAAATTTCAGAAAAATCGGAGACGATATCTGGATTGAAAATACGGCGGTCGTATCGGAATTCTCGAGCATCAAGGGGCCTGCTATCATTGATGCGGGGGCAGAGCTGAGGCCGGGTTGTTTTATCCGCGGCAATGTTTTTGTCGGCCGTGGTACCGTCGTGGGAAATTCCACTGAAATAAAGAATGCGCTGCTCCTCGGGCATGTCGACGTTCCCCATTACAATTACATCGGGGATAGCATACTCGCCTATGGTGCTCACATGGGCGCCGGCTCTATCACCTCCAATCTGCGCGCCGACAAACAAAATATTGTTGTGAGGTACGGTGAGAACGAAATACATACCGGACTGCGGAAATTCGGAGCCATGGTTGCCCAATCGGTCGAAGTCGGTTGTAACGCCGTTCTGAATCCCGGTGTCATGGTCGGAGAGAGAAGTATTGTCTATCCGCTGACATCTGTCCGCGTATCAATTCCGCCGCACTATATCTACAAACAAACGGGGGAAATGGTCAGAAACAGAAACTTCGAATGA